CAGTGATGCAGTTAACTTCAGTAGCACGATTGATGTAGATGGCGGCGCTGAGTTTGATGATATTAATGTTTCTGTTGCAGCTACAGTTGGTATTCTCACGGTAACCAATGATGTAAACATTGGTGGAGCTCTTTATATTCAAGGAGCTCAGGTTTTAGCCGAAGGTGGCTCAGCTACTTTTTCCAACATTAATGTCACTGGTATCAGCACTCTTGGTGATGCTGCAACAGATATTGTTGATATTAATGGCAGAGCTGATTTTGCAACGGACGCTACTTTTAATAGTAATCTCATTGTAGCTGGTGTTTCTACCTTCACTAGTGTTATTGATGCAAATGGTGGTGCCAATGTTGCTGGTGGTGCTGGACTTGTAGTTAGTGCCGATGGTATCAATGTCACTGGTGTTTCTACATTTAACAACAACGTTGATTTTGCTGGAACTATTGATGTAGATGGCCAGGCCATCTTTGATGACATCACGGTTTCTGCTGCTGCAACATTCACAGGCGCCGTTGATATGAACGGTGGTCTTGATGTCTCTGGTGGAGAAACCGTTCTTTCTTCTGCGACAGTTTCCGATCTTAATCAGGATCGTGTTGTTCTTGCAGGTGCATCTGGAGCTCTCACTGATAATGTAAATCTTAAGTTTGCTTCCAATATTCTGGATGTTGATGGAATTGTTGATGCAGGAACTGCACTTCGTTCTCCTGTTGGTCTTATCACTGCACTGACTTCAACAGACGTTGTTGGTACTGCTGGTACATTCACAACTGCATTTACTCTTGGTTCTGGTGGAACTAAGTATTCATTCCCAGTAACTGATGGTACTGTTGATCAAATTCTGGTAACTAACGGTTCAGGAACACTTAGTTTCCAGGATGTATCTTCCACTCTGGTAATTAGTGCTGGTGCAGCTGCAACTGATGCAGTAAGTCTTCTCACGGATACTTTCACTATTGCAGCTACTAACAATGAGACAAAGACAACCCTTACCGATAATACAATTACTGTAGGTCTTGCTACAGATGTTATTGTTGGTGGTGGTCTTACAGTTACAAACAACCTTCTGGTTCTTGGTAACTTAACCGTTGAAGGAACCGAAACGGTTATCAATGTTGAAAGACTTGATGTACAAGACGCCACAGTTGGTGTTGCATCTACTTCCACCGCTAATAATGCCACTGCAAATGGTGGTGGATTCTTTGTTCATGGTGGTGGAGATGGTGACAAGACTATCTTCTGGAACTTAACTCAAGGTGGTTTTGAGGTAAATCAAGATTGGTTACCTGAAACTGATGGTTCTTTCGATCTTGGTAATACCAACAGAGAATGGCAAAATCTTTTTGTTGATGGTCTTGCAGAACTTGATGATGTCAATGTCTCTGCAGCTGCAACAATAAATACCCTCAATGTAACAGGTACAGGTACAATCGCAACTGCCGATATTAACGGCGGTAATATTGATAATACTATTATTGGTGCCGCAACTTCAGCAGCTGCAACACTCACAACCGTTAACTATACCTCACTGACTGGTGGTGCAATTAGTGCTGTTGGAAGCCGCATTGATGCTGGTGACGTTACTTTCACAAACCTGAGAGTAACTGGTGTTTCTACTGTTGCATCTCTATTACTTTCTGCAGGAACAAATACTAATGGTGCTGCGTATTTTGACGCCAACGGACAGTTACAGTCAACCGCAACTCCTTCAGCTGGAATTCAAACTTCCAACTTTATTTTGACAACGAACGCTTCTGGCGTTCCTTCATGGACTGATACTATCGATGGCGGAACATTCTAATATTGATGCGAATATCGTTATTGAACTCGCACTAAACAAAGTAATTGAATTGCAAAAACAAGTAATCTTGACGGAGGCTAAATTTATTGGTCTTCGTCAAGATTATGACAAATTAAAAATTGAATATGAAGTCTTAGCGAATAAGTCCGAAGAATGGACTGGATCTACAACCACCAGAAAAACCACCACTAAATAGTAGGAAGCTAGTATTATATTCATGGCAAAACCTAGCACTAGACAAGAACTGATTGACTATTGCCTAAGGCAGCTGGGTGAGCCTGTTCTGGAAATCAATGTCGATGATGACCAAATTGATGATCTAGTCGATGATGCAATTCAATATTTCCAAGAAAGACATTTTGATGGTGTTGAGAGAATGTATCTCAAACACCAAATTTCTCAAGCAGATATTGATGAAGCTAGAAGTGAAACAATAGCTTCAACTGGAATTAAGTCTGATACTTTTAATCCAGAATCATCTGGTGTACTGAATATTAGTGCAAGTAATATTGTAATTCCTAATCATGGACTTATCACAGGATCTCCTGTGTATTATAGTTTTGGAGCTGGATGTACCTCTATTAGTATTGAGAGCACTTCACTTGCAGGTGTAGGCACAACAAGTTTCCTTGGTATTGGTACAGATAGTGTTCAACTTAATGCTATTGTAGACAATAGAAATCAAATTAAGTTGGCAAGAAATTCTGCTGACGCAGCAGCTGGTGTTGCTATTACTTTTTCAGGAAACACTGGTATTGGTTCTACGCACTTTATTACATCAAAAACAGAATTTACAGAGGCAAGAAATTATATTGAAATTCCAGATCATGTGATTGGGGTCAATGGAATTTTCAGATTTGATGACAATACAATCACTCAAAATATGTTCAGTATTTCTTATCAGATTTTCCTGAACGATGTTTATAATTTTAGTTCCATTGAAATGTTGACATATTCAATGACTAAAGAATATCTTGAGACCATCCAATTCTTAATAAGTCCAGATAAAAAAATTAGATATAATAAACGTGGAAATAGATTATATCTAGATTTAGACTGGAAAGGGGTTTCAGCAAATGAATATGTGGTAATTGATTGTTTCCGTGTTCTTGATCCAGCAGAGAATGAAAAAATTTATAACGATAGTTTCTTAAAAAAATTCCTCACTGCTATGATCAAAAAACAGTGGGGACAAAATATGAGTAAATATAGTGGTGTTAAACTCCCTGGTGGAATTGAACTAAATGGTCGTCAAATCTACGAAGACGCTTTGAGAGAACTTGCAGAAATTCAACAAAGAATGACCTTTGATTATGAAGTTCCACCAATGGACATGATCGGCTAATGGCTTTAAATCCATTCTTTCTACAAGGTTCTCCTGGAGAACAAAGATTAGTTCAAGACCTCATCAACGAACAGTTGAGAATGTATGGGGTTGATATCTATTACATGCCCAGAGAATATCTGGGAACCAAAACGGTTATCAAAGAAAACGTTTTAGCTAAATTTGAAGATAACTTCATTATTGAAGCATATGTTCAAAATTATGAGGGTTTCCAGGGATCTGGAGATTTGATGACTAAGTTTGGAATTAGAACAACTGACGAATTAACTCTTGTTATTTCCAAAGAGAGATTTGAAGACTTTATCTCTCCATTTAGTATGGATCTATTGGCAACTAGACCAAAAGAAGGAGACTTAATATATTTTCCACTATCCGATAGTCTTTTCGAAATCAAGTTTGTAGAACACGAGAATCCATTCTATCAACTTGGAAAACTTTACATGTATCAACTTACATGTGAGTTGTTTGAATATGAAGATGAAGTAATTGATACGTCAATCGAAGAAATCGATGATAATGCCCAAAATATTGGATATATTGCAACACTCACATTAGCTGGAATTGGTCAAACAGCAGAAGTATCAACAACTCTTGTTGATGGTTCGGTAAATCAAATTGTTTTGATCAATGATGGATATGGATACACCAGTCCACCCGCAGTTTCCATCTCAACTTCACCAAACGGTAGTTCTACTGCAAATGCAACTGCAGTTGCTATTACAACAAGTAATACTGGATCTGGATCCACTACCTTCTCCGTGAAAGAGGTTCAAATCACCAATCCTGGATTTGGCTATACACAACCCCCAACAATCGTTTTCAGTGGTGCTGGCGGGTCTGGGGCAAGTGCAAGGGCGGGTATTGGTACTAAGGGTGTGGTTAAGATACTCAATATCAACACTCCTGGAGCACAATACGCCACACCTCCAGTTGTATCAATCTCAACTTCTCCAACTGGTCTTTCTACCGCTAATGCCACTGGTGTTGCGGTTGTAAGTGCTGGTGGAACTATCGCACAAATTAGATTTACCAATGCAGGATTTGGGTATACTTTGGCACCAACTATTACTATTGCAGCTCCGACTGCGGGTGGATCGGGTGTTGGAACTGGAAACTTTGTTATCAATGAAATGATCACAGGTGAAAGTTCTCTCTCCACTGCTCGTGTCAAGTCTTGGGATAAGGATACAAGAATTCTCAAGATATCAAATCTTGCAGGCACATTTGCACTCGGAGAAGTTATTGTTGGAAGTGCAAATACATTTTCAAGTCCAGGTATCGGAACGACAGGAAGATACGCTGTTAAGACTATCCAATATGATGATCAATATGATGATTATGCAGAAAATATTGTTATTGAAAACGAGGCTGATGATGGACTTCTTGACTTTACAGAAACCAATCCTTTCGGTACTTTCTAAATAATTAGAAAAAATCATGATTGGCCAATATTTTTATCACGAGATCCTAAGAAAAACCGTTATTGGTTTTGGAACTCTGTTTAATCAAATTGAAATTCGGCACTCTGACGACAATGATAACGTTCAGAGTAGGATGAAGGTTCCATTGGCATATGGACCAATACAAAAGTTTTTGGCCAAAATTGAACAACAACCACAGTTAAAGGGGAGACCTGCGATCACTTTGCCTCGCATGTCTTTTGAGATGACGGGCATTTCATATGATTCTTCTAGAAAAGCCTCAATTACACAAACTTTTAAAACTTGCAATACAGGCCAACTTAATAATATTAAGAAGGTCTACATGCCCGTCCCATACAACATTTCATTCCAACTTAGTATTGCAACTAAGTTAAATGATGATATGTTGCAAATTTTGGAACAAATTCTTCCATATTTTCAACCAGGACTGAATATTACTATTAATCTCATTTCATCCATTGGTGAAAAAAGAGACATTCCTATTGTTCTCGAAAACATCAACATGACGGATGATTATGAGGGCAGTTTTGATAACCGTCGTGCAATGATCAGCACACTTACATTTACTGCAAAAACTTATCTCTTTGGTAAGATTGCTGATAACTCTGATGGTCTCATTAAGAGAGTTCAAATTGATATGCTTGATGACACCAACAGAGTCCGTGCAAAGAGAGTTCAAAGATATGCAGCGACTCCAAGAGCTGTCAAAGATTATAATGATGATGCGACAACTGCAATTAATCAAGATCTAGCCGCAGAACAAACCTTACTCTCAGTTAACAGTGCATCAGGACTTAGCGTTGACGATTACATTGTTATTAATAATGAGAACATGCAAATTCGTTCCATCAGCGGAACGGATGTCACCGTTTATAGAGCAGTTGATGGAACTACCGCAACTGATCATGCTTCTGGATCTATTGTAAATATTATCAGTGGAACTAGAACTCCAGATCTACCTCTGACTGGCGATGATGATCTTATTGTTGCCGGCGATGACTTTGGATTTAATGAATTAACATCCTTCTATCAAGATTATAAGGATTACTCTCCATCACAAGGAACTGATGTTTAATAGTGAGGAACAACAATGGCGTTTGATGATATCGGGAAAGCACTTGACATTCTTAAAGATGATGGATGCAGTGAGATTGCCTCTGTTAGCGGCGATGTACAAGTCCCAAAACAGCGAGAAGAAAAACCAGACCTGAAAAGGGACTACGAATACACAAGAGGTCAGTTGTATTCGTTGATCGAAAAAGGTCAAGAGGCTATTGATGGGATCATGGAGATCTCACAGGAACAAGGCTCTGCGAGAGCTTATGAAGTTACTGGGCAACTAATTAAGAGTGTG